ATAGGTGGTTCAAGATATAGTCTATTCAGAGTTTACACCCGTGCACAAGGAAGTAATATTAACAGTCAATTAAAAGTTAATATTCTTAATGTAAAAGACGCTGGTAGTGTAGCAGGTTCTGATTACGGAACTTTCTCATTACAAGTTCGTTCAGTAAACTTTAACAATGATAGATTAAGACCTGGTAATGATAGTGTCATAGAACAATTTGATAATTTAACATTTGACCCGAATGAATCTAATTACTTCGCAAGAGTAGTTGGTGATAGACATACATCTATCGATTCAAATGGTAAATTAACTTACTATGGTGACTATCCTAATAAGAGTAAACATATCAGAGTTGGAGATTTTTCTGATTTAGAAACATTCCCAACTACCGTTGTTCCTTTTGGACACAACAAAGTATATGTTCCTTATTATTCAGCAACAACAGCAGCAACAACTATACCAACAGCATCATTTAAGTCAGACCAAAGTTCATCAGTAGCCGACTTTGACCAAAATGCATTCTATGGTTTAAATTATAATAACTTGGATAACAGAGAATATCTATCACCAATATCTCACGGTAATGGTAATGCAAATCAAGGTAGTAATGTTACTATGTCGTTGGAAAATATGTATGGTTCAGACGGAGCTACAGCAGTAGCAACTAACTATGCAGGACAAACAGAATTACTAACACTTTCAGGTTCAGCCGTTGAACAAAGAAAGTTTGTAGTTCCTTTCCAATGGGGTTTTGATGGACAAAGTCCAGCAATACAATATGCAGTTGGTTCTGATATCAGTGCAACAAATACTCAAGGATTCAATTTAGATGGAGGAGCTAAGAGTGGTTCAGTAGTTTATAAAAGAGCTATTAACGCAGTAAGTAATCCAGACGAATTTGATATCAATATGATGGTATTACCTGGTGTTATTCACGGAACTCACACTAATGTTACTAATCACGCAATAGATAAGTCTGAAGAAAGAGCGGATACTTTCCTTATTCTTGATGCAGCTTTATATGGTGATTCAGTAGATACAGTGAGAGATAATGTGAAAACATTAGATTCAAACTATACAGCAACTTATTACCCGTGGGTAAAAGTTCTTGACGAAAACACAAACAGACCGACTTGGGTTCCGCCATCAGTTGTTCTACCTGGTGTCATTTCATTTAATGACTCAGTAGCTCACGAATGGTTCGCTCCCGCAGGTTTAAACCGTGGTGGTTTGTCAGATGTGTTAGAAGCAAAAACTAGACTAACTCATAGTGAAAGAGATAAGTTGTATGAGGATAGAATTAATCCGATTGCTACTTTCCCTGGACAGGGTGTCGTAGTATTTGGACAAAAGACATTACAAGGAAAACCTTCAGCGTTAGACAGAGTAAATGTAAGAAGATTATTGATAGCTTTAAAGAAATTTATCGCATCAACTTCTCGTTTCTTAGTATTTGAACAAAATACAAACGCAACAAGAAGTCGTTTCTTGAATGTTGTTAATCCTTTCTTGGAAGATGTTCAAGCTAATAGTGGTTTGAGTGCATTTAGAGTGGTTATGGATGATACAAATAACACTCCTGACGAAATCGATAGAAATCGTCTAATAGGACAGATATTTATTCAACCAACAAGAACAGCAGAGTTTATCGTATTAGACTTTGTAGTTCAACCAACAGGTGCTACTTTCCCTGAATAATAGTTAATAAACTGAAGAAAACCCCACTTTTTGTGGGGTTTTTTTTAGCATATAAAACTTCTAAAAAACTTCCAAAGTATAATGAAATATATTTAACGATTTTTTTCACTTTCTTATATTTATTACTGAATATGAAACAGGGAGATTCGTAAATGGCTAAAGTATTAGACCCAAGTGAAATAATGTTTACACCTTTTGAACCTAAAACTAAGAATAGGTTCATTATGTATATCGAAGGTATACCAGCTTTCACAATCAAAGCAATGAATAGACCAACTATTCAATTTGATGAAGTGGTGTTAGAACATATAAATGTTAAAAGATATGTAAAAGGTAAAGGTGCATGGCAACCATTAGAAATTACATTGTATGACCCTATTGTTCCTTCCGCTTCACAAGCAGTTATGGAATGGGTAAGAGAACATCACGAGTCAGTTACAGGTCGTCAAGGTTATTCAGATTTTTATAAGAAAGATATTACATTTAATTTGTTAGGTCCTGTTGGAGATATTGTTGAAGAGTGGACTCTTAAAGGAGCATTTATTCAATCAGCTAACTTTGGTGATATGGATTATGGGACATCAGACCCAGTTGAAATAGCACTAACACTTCAATATGACTATGCAATATTACAATTTTAATAGGAGTAAATAATGGCATTTAGTGACATATTTAAAGACGAAAACGAATACAACGAAAAAGCAATTATAGGTTTTATGTCCTTCGGAGTAATGACATTAACAGCAATAATTGATATAGTTACTGGAGCATTCGGAAAAGAATTACTGATACAAGAATTTATTTATAATTCATTTGTATGGATTACATTAGGTTCATTTGGTATCGCAGGTGCAGAAAAAGTAATGGGTAATGGTAAACAAAATGGTGGTTCAGTAGTAGTAGAATCAACAGATGAAGACGACCCATACGCATAAAAAAGTTATTTAAAAGGTTTTAACAAAAGGAGTTAATCAAATGACAGAAAATAAGTTTCCTACGGAAATCGTAGATTTACCGTCAAAAGGACACTTTTATCCAGAGGATAATCCATTATCATCTGGTAAAATAGAGTTAAGATATATGACTGCTCGTGATGAAGATATTCTCACATCAGTTAATTTAATACAACAAGGAAAAGCATTAGACAAACTATTACAAGAGTTAATCGTTGATAAAAAAATAGATTATAACGACTTGTTAGTTGGTGATAAAAATGCTATATTTGTTGCATCAAGAATATTAGCATATGGAAAAGAGTTTAGTTTTACATTTATAGATTCGTATGGTGAAAGGGTAGAAGGAAAAGTAGATTTAACAGAATTAAAATCAAAAGACTTTGATTTTTCAGTATATGAAAAAGGTGTTAATTCGTTTTCTTACAAATTACCAAAGTCAGAAAGAATAGTAAATTTTTCTATTCCAACACATAAATCTGAAATGGAAATAGAAGCAGAATTAGACGCTATTAGGAAAGTATTTAAAGACAAGAAAAATGCGATTAGTAGAGAAAATTCAACCCGTTTAAAACATCTTATCACATCAGTAGATGGAAAACAAGATAGAGGTTTTATCAATAATTTTGTTGATAAAGAATTTCTTTCAGTAGATTCTAACGCATTCAGAAATTATGTTGCAGAAAAAAATCCTAATTTAGAATTCACCGCTACTACGGAAAATAGTATGGGTGAGAGGGAGGAAGTGGCAGTCCCTATGACTGCTAAGTTTTTTTGGCCTAACGCCACAATATAAGAAAGACTTACACGAACAAATATTTCAAATCATCTTTTTTTCTAAAGGTGGTTTCACATTCACAGAAGTTTATGATTTACCTGTTTATCTTCGTAGATTCTATTATAAACGACTTGTTACTCAATATGAGAGAGAGAAACAAGAACACGATAAAGCAATGAATCAGACTAAATCAAATCCACGATTTAAATAGTAAAAATATAAAAATCTTATATTTATTATTGAACACAATTAAGGATTATAATGGCTAAATATAAAAAAATAACAGAAGCATCCAAACAAGGTCTTTTAGACAAATTATTTTACTATCTTGGTAGAGGTATGAGACCAAGCATAGTTAAAAAAATGTCCAAAGCTGACCCAAAGTTCGCCAAGACTTGGAACGAACTTGAAAAACATACAAAGTATATGGATAAACTGTTTACTAATAGATAATAGCATTAAAATTTATTAATTCAAATATCTTAATCAATCAAAAAATAGGAATATATGGCAGCAAAAAAAACAAAAGCCGGAAAGACTAAAATGTCATCTAAAGAGTTTCAAAGCCTTCCAGAAACTATCGATAAAGCAAATAAAGCAATCGAAGCTGGTTTGATGACTGCAAAAGAAGCTTTATAAACTATTCCAGAAGACTATCAATCAGTAGTTAGTA